CTTCAATGTCAGCATGAGACTTATAGACCTTTGGGTTCTTATTAAAGATACCCTTCTTAGCAACAAAGAACTTTCCATCTTGTGGATCGGTTCCAGCAAATACTGCTGGTGCACCATCCCACTTGACAGTCAGTCCTGTTCTAGCTTCTGCTGATTGATGACCAGCTAACATATCTCTTAACGATTGAAGAGCGTTAATTGCTTGACGTGCTCCATTGACTCCACCATCAAGGACCAAATCCTCAAGGTGAGTCATGTGAGTATTCTTCTCTTCAGTTAGATAATTCTTAAATGATTTCATTTTTGTTTCTTACATTAAGCATTTGTAGTTTGCGTTATTTTCCATGATGTTAACAGTCGTACCATTGATTGGTGCAATGTTATATGGAGTTGTATTTTTAGGTAACGCAAATTCGATAGTAAATGTAAACTGATAACCTTGAGCACCAATTCGTCCATTTGATCTTTCAGCAGCATCAGCTTTAGTGATACCCTTTGATTGGCATCTTACACGAGCTGTAATTCTGCATACATCTTCAAACTTTGGCACTGGCGGAAGACCAGCTTTTTTCATTCTTTCGTTTAAACCTAATGGGTCTTTATTGCCCAGTAAGTAAAAGCCATGTGTACCAACATTAATGTAGTACGTATTCTTTAGGTTATAGTACTTAGTCATTGCATCTGCTGGCAATTGCATCTTGATATCTGGGCATGTCTTTAAGTCAGTATCATAGCGTTCACGCAATGGAATCTTTAACATCTGACGTTCCCAGTCTTTTGTTCTATCTGAAACATTATAGATTGGTGTATCCCATTTTCTATTGATTTCATTTAGTACACCTGCAGACTTTGCTAAATCAGCAAGAAATTGCTTCTCAGTTTCGTCATGATCAATTTCACCAAACTTCCAGTGAGGTGTTGAGTTTGCGTATGCTTTAATGACAAGACTTCCACCAGCAGTAGGTGATATCTTGAGTTCGCAACCGGCAGCTTTGCCACGAACTGTAAGCATTAAATCTGGACGAGTATGTGAAGCACCAGCGGTAATACCGTCTGATAGACCGAATTTCTTAAGAAACTTGGTTGCATTTTCCTCGTATACGAAACCTTGTTGAGCTGCCATCTTTATTCCATTAAACTATATCTGCTATTTATAAAAAACTAAGGGCAGCTAATGCTGCCCCGTTTTAACTATTTTTTAGATAGAGGTTGTAGAGTGGTTCCTCTAATTCCCTAGCCTCTCGTTCCCAAGAGGAGTTATAGTGATCTTTTGTCTTATGATACGTTCGTTCATCAATTCTACCAGTACACATTTGCCAGACATGGACCAATTCGTGAGCTAGACATTTGATAGCAAAATCAATACCTTTATCACCTCGGATATCTACATCGATTTCCTTTGGTTTGCCGTTGTCATATTCTTCAGTACAAAGACAATAACCATCTACATCTTTTCCAAGACCCTTACCTTTGACTGAGATATTGATCGTAACTCTGTTTTGCTTACGACCCATCAATTCGTTCAAAATAACACTGGCAGCATTATACAAAATCTCACGTTTTTCAGTAGTGAGAAGTGGACTTGGCTTAATGTAGATCATCACTTGTTTTTAATATAGTTAATCAATTCTTTTGCTTGACTTAGATCGCTTGCATCGACTGCAGCATCAATCATATCAAGTTGTTGGTCATGTAGATAATTCAAGGTTTGCTGAATAGCAATTTGTTTCTTACGACTTCCTGTCGTATAGGTGATACTTTTGTAAAAGTCATGGGGATTCATATTAGTCCTTTGCGTGAACATACACATCAATGCGAACTGCATCTTCCATCTTGATAGATTTAATCCATTGATTCTTGTATTTAGTAGCGTACGCAGGATTGTTCTTACCAAGACGTGGCTTCAATACAACACGGTGCTGTTTAGGTGCAATCAAATCTGCTGCATTAGGATTCCACTTCAATTTGTTTTGATAGTGAAGACGAGAGATACGATTTGAAGTAGCAACGGTCTTACGAACGATTTCAATTGCATGCATGTCAGTCACTGAGTTTACATCTGCTGTAAAAACATATGCGGTGCTTGTACGTTTAGTCATTGTTGTTCTCCGTCAAAAGTTGATTAGTTAATGCGTAGCATTGAGTTTCCACTTCGAGAATCATCTCAATTGGATAACCTGTAAGTTTCTCGATATCAGCAGGCCAATATCCAGCACGAATGTATTCAGCAACCTCTAGTTGCATTTCAGCCATTTTACCCACGATCAACTGTTCCCAAAACGCCGTTAGTACCACGTGTGTATTTGCTCACTGTCTGAACCCACACTGTGTACTTTGACTTGTTAATATCGAATGTTGCTTCATTCTTACGTGGACCACGATAAGCGCATTGAGTATGTTTAACTCCGTCTACCATAGTAACTACATCTACTTTTTTCTTAGCCATGTAAACTCCTTTTTGACTGTTGATGGATCTATTATACACCATTTGCGGGTAGTTGTACAGGGCTAAATGCAAAAAAGTTTCAACTGTATCATTTTAGACACAGTTGAAACTTAAACCTAAAGTATTCAGTTTTTACTTGTTAAAGTAAGAAGAATTCTGTAACCAAAAGTAATACTTTTCAAAGCCTTCTTCAACGTCTACTTTTGGATCGTATCCAAAGTCTCGACGAGCAGCTGAGATATCTAATGCACCACGACTTGGAAAGTCTGCATCTTTATCACGAACTTCAATGGTACCTTTACCTGCAAGTTTGACAGCCATCTCAGCAGCATCATACAAACTTACGCTATGGCTCTTAGTAATATTGTACGTTTTGTTATGAGTGTTCTCACTTAATGTAGCAGCAACAATTCCATCAGCAGCATCTTCAACATACGTGAAGTCTAACACTTCTTTAATGCCATTTACCTTTAGTGTTCCACCGCGCATTGCAGTTAGTAAGAATTTCGAGATGACTCGATCTTCCACGTCGAGTTCACCGTATACAGCACTGGGGCGTATAATAGTGTAACTAAAAGCGTTACGACGAGCATAATCTTTAACAAGCCATTCTCCTGCAAGTTTCATAATTCCATACTGACCTTCTGGATAGCATGGTTCATCTTCTTTAATACAGTGTGTAAATTCACCATAGACCATTGATGAACTAATGTACAAGAATTTCTCAACCTTAAACTCTTCAGACAATTCACATAGGTTTAACAAACCTTCTGACATAGTCTTTGAGCCAAGTTGAGGGTTAGCATTAACAACTTTCTGACGTGGAAAGCTTGCTAAGTGCATGACGATTTCAGGTTGAAAATCTTTGTAGATTTCACGCATACCTTGACGATCAGCAATATCTACTACACGAATATTTAACGGATCACGTGGAGTTTCAATCTTTTGTAATCGCTGATTAAACAAATAAGTCATTTGATCTTCAGGGATGATACCATAATTAGTCATAGTATCAACTATCAATATATCATGATTGTCTTTCAATCGCTTAACAACGTTATGTCCAATGAGGCCTAAGCCTCCAGTGATTAAGATTCGCATGTAACTAACTCCGTAGCCATTGGGAAGATCTCAGCGATAACTTTAGCACAAGCTAATGCTACTTCGCGATGTTCTTTCTGAGTACCATTACCAGCACGCAATTGGATAAAGTGAATCCAAGAACGCAATGTACCATTCATGTACATACGACTTACAGTATTACCTTCTGGTAAGATTGAACGTGCTTGTTCTTTTGCAATACCTTTAGCAATTGCTTCAGCATATGTGTCACGAACATAATCGATCAAGAACTTTTGTTTAGCATCCCACCAAGCTTGCAATTGTGCATCATTGGTCTCAATAGAATTTTGACGATTCTTAGTATCTTGCAAACGTGCTTCACGAAGAACAA